TGCCCTCGGCCCATGCTGGTGGGGTGCACATGATACGCTCCATCTCCAGCTTTACGGCTTCGGGTTTATCTGTCTCGACGACCACTTCGTCATGCACATGCAGCACCACGTCATCGATATGGCGCAGTGCGTGGCGCAAGATGTCGTTGGCGGTTGCTTGGGTGATGTTCTCGCACGCAAGGCCCTTCCACAGACGCGCGCGCGGCCACTCTGTCGCATCGGCTGCGGGCTTCCAAGATGCTTTGGCGTAAGTCACCCCTTCGCTTTCCAGCCGAGCGTAGGGGTAGCATAGCACGCGACCCGAGGGCAACATGTACCACAGGTGCAGTCCATCAAAGCAATACGTCACGCGCCCAGCGCTAAACTCATGGCCCTTGTTACGCATCGCGCGGGTGTAGGCTTCTTCCAGCGCCTGCCAAAACGGCACGGACCACGGGTTAGCGCGGCGCCAAGCGTCAACGACGCGTTTGGCTTGCGCCTCCTCGAAATGCACGCCGTAGGCCCGGCCCATCGCAGCAAACGCCCCAACGCCGCCGGCAAAGCCAAGGGCTAGCTCCTGCACCTTGCCGACCTGGCGCTGCTCGCCCGTCACGTCCTCATAGGCCACGCCGTAAGTCGCAGCGGCGTTGACCTTGTAGGGGTCTAGCTTCTTGCGAAACACGTCCAGCTTGATGTTGCCCGTGATGCTGGCGGCCAACCACGGGTTGACGCGGCCTTCGATGGCCGACCAGTCGGCGACGACAAAGTGCTTGCCCTTGGCGGGGATCAGTGCGGGCCGGAGCATACCCCGAAGTACATCTGTAACTCGGCGTCCAAAAGCTGGGACGATGCTGTGCCCTCGGACCATAGCTGTTCGTACTTCATCAGGTTGCGAAGCGCACTTGCGAGTGAAGTTATGGACTTGGAGGCCATAGCTCGACGCACGACCTGTGGCGGCACCCCCAGCGAAGACAAAAGCTCCACGGACTCGACAATCCTCGTCGTCTGCCAGGTTTGCCATGCGGCTGAACTTCGCAACCGATGACGCCCAGAGGTCGTCGGCGCACTGTATGACCTCGGCAACAGCGGGCGGTATCTCATCGGGGTTCTCCATCGCAAGCAGGTTCGCCCGCACAGTCTTGTCAATCGAATATTTGCCGTTGACCATCATCAGCTTCTTGGCCTGCTCACCCACACGGGCCAGCACCCACTCGCGCATCTTGGGTGAGCGTACACTGGTGATCTCGCCTTCGGTCAGCTCGGCCACGCGCTCTTCAATCTCCAGCAGCTCGGCCTCGGCGTAGCGCATGGCGGCTTTGGCCAGCGGCACGTCCACCAGCACGCCTCGGTCGTTGATGCGCTCGTTGACATGGTAATCCGACAATTCAGATTCACTCAATGGCCGTAGCGCCTTGCTGATTTCGCGCATGACCCGCACGTCCTGCTCGCAGTAGGCGATCATCTCGGCCATCAGCTCGGGGCTGTTGTTGAAGGTGCCGTCAGCGCGAGGGATCGACAGCAGACGAATGAGTTGCGCCCCGCGATGGTCCTTCTTCATGGACGCACTGGCAAAGCGGCCAACGTCTTCCAGACCGCCTGGGGCGCAGTTGGCACGGGCTTGTGTTGCGGTGCAGTAAAACTGCTCCAGCTTGAAGTTGACCTGTAGGACGTACCAAAAAATCAGCCGTTCGAAGGCCGCGTTGTGCGCGTAGATGAGGCCGGTGTGGTTGCGTACAGCCTTGGGGAAGGGCTGCTCAGGCGTCCATGTGACGACATCTTCGTCGTCGAAGGCGTAGGACATTACTAAGACGTCAGTCGAAATATCCTGCGCGTAGTTGTAGACCCCGTGGGCAGACAGGTCTACTCGGCTGCGCGTCTCGAAGTCGATCCAAAGGATCATGTTTCGCTCCGAAGTATTTTCAGTGCTTCTTTGCGTATGTGGCGTGAGATGTCAACGGCTACCTGACTGTTATACGCCCGACGGCGGTCGCTAAAAAACTCGTCCAATTGGTCAAGTTTTTTTCTGAGGGAGACGTATTTAACTTCGCACGCTTCTAGCTCAAGCAAAACACTTTTCCGCACAAGCGCTACTTCGGTATGTCGGATGTAGACAATGTCTGTCACGTCAGCTTGTATTTCAGCAACGGCGTCAACCATTGCATCAATTTTTTCTTCTCGCATAAGAAGGCGGGGCCAGCCCGAAGGCCAGCCCCTGTTCTCAATTAGGCTGCGCGACGACGACGGCCAGTCGCAGGCGCGGCCTCAGTGGCGGGCGCGGCTTCCTCAGCGGCGGGTTCATCACCATTCATGCTGACCCACTCCAGCACCTCGAACACCGGCGTATAGATACGGCCGTAGCTCTTGTGCGTGTAGTGGTCCTTGCCCAGCTTGACGATGGCCACCGGCTTTTCCTTGTCCTTGTCCACTTGCGTGGCGACAGCCACAGCCAGTGCCTGCACAGCCTTGCGGCCGCCGACGCTGGTGGTGGTAAAGCGCGCTTCCATGCCAGCGTCTTCACCGCTGATGCACTTGAGCGACAAGCCAGTCTGCGGCTCCCAGCCCTTCTTGGCGCCAGGCGGGGCCGGCTCCAGCTCAGGCAGCGGCTCGGTGACAGACACCAGCTTTTCGGCCAGCACTTCGCCGTCACCCCAGGCGATGAAGCCGTGGACAAACGAGAAGGGATTGACCGCCCAGCGGGAGTCTTCTTCGGCCTCAGTCTGATCAGCGCCGAAGACCCAGTGCCCCGTGCGGTCCATCTTGATGATGGCCGTGGTCGAGGCGCTGACATCGTTGGCGATGGTGCGAAGCGCGGTGGACAGGGAAACGACGGAAGGCAGGTTAGCGCCAGAGAACTTTACGAGATTAGACATACAAACTCCATTACAGTTTAGAAAGGGCCTTTGACAGCCCGATGAACGACTGCACCGCTGGCCGGGGGTCATCCACCGGGGCGAGCGTCGTACCTGACGACTCGGACTTGATCAAGTCCTCGGGCAGTTCGCTAAAGCGCTTCTTGAGCGCCTTCTCGGCCTGCGCCGGAGACATGATCGAAGTCTCAACGACGACAGATTCTTTCAGACCCATTTCCAAGAGTACCCTGCGGGCCTCCTCGTCATCGGTCCACTTGCGACGCGCTTGCTTTTGCACGATCTTGTAGCCGGGCACTTCAGCGCCCTTCTCAAGCATGCCAAACGCCAGCGCGCGCAGGTCTTTGATCCAGTCTTCCAAGAGGTCGGCATTTTGCAGGGCGCGACCGAGCGTGTCAACATCCAAATTGATGATCTGCTGCTTGATTGCGCGCTCCACTGCGCCGTTCATCTGCGGGCAGATCGGCTTGGCGGCGCACCAACGGCAGTGATCGCCCGTGACGATACGCGCGTCAGGGCGCTGCGCCTCCTTGACCGCCGCGACCAGTTCGCGCTCAAAGCGTTGGATGCGCTCGGGCGTCGTCACCCAACGCTTGATTGACGGCGGTTGCACGATGATCAGTTCAATCTCGGTTGCGCCATCGAACACCCACTGCGCATTGGGCGTGCGCATAGCCGCTGCGGCGTAGAACATGAGTTGCTCGTTCTCTTCGGCCGACACCGCCACGCCAGAGCCGAACTTCCAATCGAGCACGACGGCCTTGTCGTCGATACGGCCCAGGAAGTCGGTCGAGCCGAACACGCCGGGCAGCAGATCGCCGAAGTTCACGAGCGTCTCGACGGCGTACTGCATACGGTCGTCGGGGTCGATCTCGTCGAGCGCCGCCAGTGCAGGAAGCAGCTTCTCGTCGATGAGGTCTTGCGTGAGTTCTTGCTCGTTGTACTTGGCGCCCAAGAAGTCTTCCGGTACCAAATCCGCACTATCAAGCAGTTCGCTGATCACGTTGTGCAGCAGCGTGCCTTCATCGGCGTATTTGTTGCTGGGCTGTGGGGGCATTTGCTGCACCAAGGCCACGCTGCCTGGGCAGTTGATCACGCGCTTGGCGGTGGAGCCGCCGACGATCTTGGAGTGTTGCACTGTAGTTTCCCGTTGTTGAAGCCCAAATGTAGCACAGAAAAATATCTTGTGCAAAAGTTTTTTATTGTGATAGAGTGCGGGCCATGAAAGAAGCCGAGATCGAAAAGCACTTCGACTGGACAGTCCAGCGCATGGGCGGCAAGACGTACAAGTTCACATCGCCCAACCAGCGTGGGGTCGCGGATCGTATCGCATGCATGCCCGATGGCACAACATGGTTCGTCGAACTCAAGACCAAGGGCGGTCGGTTGTCAGAGTTGCAGAAAATCTTCTGCGCCGACATGGCGCGTCTGAAACAGAAGTACGCTTGCCTGTGGACGAAAGAACAAGTGGATGGGTGGGCGCGTGAAGCTGCGTGATTATCAAGAGACAGCCGCCGACTTCCTGTACGAACACGACAGGGCGATGATCCTCGCCCCAGTGGGCGCAGGTAAGACGGCGATCACGCTCACGGCCATGAAGGCGATGCTCGATGACGGCGTGGTCAAGCGTTGGCTGGTGCTCGCCCCTAAGCGCGTCTGCACCGACGTGTGGCCCGTCGAGGCCCCGAAGTGGGCGCCGGGTCTGGAGCTGGCTGTCGCTGTGGGCACGCCCGCCCAGCGCAAGGCGGCGCTGAACGCCCAAGTCGTCGTGATCAACTACGACAACATCCAGTGGCTGGCCGAGCAACAGCTCTCATTTGACGGCGTGGTGTTCGACGAACTCACGCGCCTGAAGAACCCGTCCGGTGCCAGGTTCAAGGCGCTTGCCAAGGTGCTTGACTGCCCGATCCGCTGGGGGCTGACTGGCTCGTTCACTAGCAACGGCTTGGAGGACGTGTTCGGGCAGTGCAAGATCGTCGATCAGACGCTGCTGGGCCGCTCCAAGGGCGCGTTCATGCAGCAGTATTTTGTGCTGATGAACAAGGAATTCGGCGATTGGGCGCCGCGCCCAGGCGCGCTGGCACGGGTCATGGAGAAGATCAAGCCCGCCACGTTCGTGCTGGAGCCGGGCGAATACAAGGACAAGCTGCCGCCGCTGCACACAGTCGAGGTGCGCTGCGACATGGACCTAACCAAGTACAACGAGATGAAGAAAGACTTTGTCGTCGAGTTCCCCGACGCGAAAGCGATTGCGGTGAACGCCGGCGTTGTAACGGGAAAGCTGCAACAGATGGCCTCGGGGTTTGTCTACGAGACAAATAGTTCGCCCTCCATCACACCCGGTAAGTTCATTGTTACACAAAAATCTGTGTGGTTTAGCACACACAAGTTTGACCGCCTTGACGAACTAATCGAAGAAAACCAACATGCCAACACTCTCATTGCGTACACGTATCAAGAAGAGCTTGCGGAACTTCGCCGGCGTTATCCGCAGGCTCAAACGCTCGATGATGACCGCGCCGTGGAACGGTGGAACGCCGGGCAAATCGAGCTGCTACTGGTGCATCCGAAATCAGCCGGGCACGGGCTTAACTTGCAGTTTGGAGGATCGAAAATCGTTTTCCTGTCCCTGCCTTGGTCGCTGGAACTGTACGAGCAGACCATCGGACGTTTGCACCGATCCGGGCAGCGCCACGATGTTTGGTGCTACGTCATGCTCACCAACAAAACGGTAGACGAAAAAATTTGGGCGGCGCTGCATGACAAGCGCACGCTGTCGGATATTGCAATGGAGGAGTTGAAGTGAAACGTGTAGATTTGTGGCGCGCCAAATTGAAAGCAGCGCAGGCGGAGATGAAGATTGTGATGCGGCAGGCCAACTCGATGGCCAAACGCCGTGCTGCGCTGGAGAAGTTGATCAACGATATGGAGACAAAAATTGGCGCTGTCCTGGCGAAAACTTAACGAGGTTCTTGCGGGCTTGTCCGAAGAGCAGGTGCTACGCATGCTTGAAGACGAACGCATAACACACCGTCGCGCGACGGTTTTGGAACGGCTGCACCAGCGGTACACCATGCTGCGGGCAAGCCGAGAGCGTATTGAACTACTAAAGGAAGCTAAACGACTATGACCACGAAACGATTTGCCCGCACCTTGGAAGAAGCATTTGGCCCCGGCCATCGAGGCGGCATCTACGAGGCGCCATCTGAATTTGGTTTGGTTGACAAAATTATCACTGGCGTGTGCGGCGTGATTTTGTTTGGCCTGTTCATTGCAATCGTCAAGGGGTGGATATGAGCGGCCCGTACTTTGAGACGTGGTCGCACGAGAGCCTCGCCAAGTTCGCCAACGAGGCGTACCTTAAACTGCAAAAGCAGGAGCAGGAGTTGCACGAGCTGCGGCTGCGCGAGAAGAATCCGTGGCCGTTCCCCAGGCGCGGCAACTATCCAGACGATATGCCGGAGGCGCCATTTTGACCCTACTACCGATCATCATCTTTCTGTTGGCCACCGCAGTCTTGCTATTGGTGACGATTCCGTTCGTGATGATGCTTTCGGAGGTGGAAGACCTATGGCCGAACATCAAGTTTTGGGCGGTGGTTATCGCCGCGTGGGCGGTCGTCTGGTTCGCGGTGAGCTATGGGGCCTAGACAAAAACTCATCCGCGAAATCCTACGCGCCAACGACAATGGTCTGACCGTCCAACAACTAGCGCAGGCCGCAGATGTTGAGCTTTCCCGCGCCTACAGAATGGTCAACTCAATGCCGGACGCGTACATTGACCGATGGATTAAAAAAGGCCGCACCACTACCGCCGTATGGTGCGTAGTCGTCCCGCCCCCACACTGTCCCAGACCTCCAAGCCAAAGAAACAAATGATCGACTACTCTTACCCTTGCATGATGGCCGAGCGCGCCCTCAAAGACCTCCACAACGCCGCCATCGAAGGGCGCATGGACGACGCCCTAGAGCACGCCTTGGTGGCGATGGCCGAGACGCGCCTGACCTACCAAGCGTTACGCCATATGCAAGGCGGCGTCTCGCACTTCAGCGACGCGGCGCCCCCAACCCTTACCGAACGTATCCCAAGTCGGTAGGGACTGCATGAACGCCAGGCGCGTCTCCTGATACTTCTCGACGATCTCTTTGGCGTCCATCGCAGCCACTTTGGCAAGCGTGCCAGCGCCAATCGCCCCATCGGGCACAGCGCCCACGGTCTGTTGCAGCCACTTGGCCGCACGGCCTGGGCCGCTGTTGATCGCGGCGTCGAACACGGCGTAGTCCACGCCAGTGGGCAGCTCGTCGCCTTTGATCTTGTCCCAGTATTTAGCCTTGTACATGGGACCAACGATCTCAGGCGTCAGCGCGCGCATGGCCTTCTCATCCACTTCATGGCCGACCCACTCTTCCCAGACGCGCTTGGTCACGCCCAGGTTGGTCATGCCGCCAGGGTCTTTAGGGTGGTTAACGAAGCCGCCCTCGTGGTGGAGGATGGCCTTCAAGGCGTCGTCGAAGTTGTCTTTCATTTCTTTCCTAACATTTCAGTTTTAGCTTGAGAGCCAGCGGACGATCCAAAATAATACGCAATGATGCCGGTCCAAGCGGTGCCCAGCGAGCCGAGCATCATCAGGATAGCGGGGTTGTTGCTGTCCACCTTACCCAGCAGCATCATGGACAAGATGCCGAAGAAGCCCGCCGTTACCGCCGCCGCCAGCAGAGGCGGAATCCAAGAGCGCGTCGCCACCTGCATGTCGCGGGCGCTTTTGCGGTCGTCCACCTCCAGCTTGGCGAAGTTCAGGCCCAACTCCTGCGCTTGCTTTTGGAGTTCAAGTTCGGCCAGCTTGACCTGGGCGATCTGGTCGGCCGTCAGCTTGTTGTTGTTGATCAGGTCGCCAACGTCCTTCTCGTCCACCCCAATCGCCTTGGAGATAGCCGAGACGGCCATGCCGGCCAAGGGGCCACCGAGCGCCGTAGCGATGGTAGGTGCAATCTGTTTGAGCCATTCCATTACTGTTTACTCCTTGAAAGCATAGTTGCTGCAATCTGCAAAAGGACGCGGTACTGGTCCACATCCGGCGGTTCTTCTTTCCATCCCACGGTGATCTGCCCGACCAGCTTGCCCGGCTCCGGCGGTACGCCAACGCGACACCCGTAGGTCATGCCCTTTTCCATGTACCACAGCCCGATCTCGGACTGCGCGGTCTTGTAGTGACCACACGGAATCTCACCTGCCATGAGCGCCACAACGTCCCTATTGTTGGCGATGTTGGAGGTGAAAAGGCCCACATCCAGCCCGTCGTGCTCCTTCTCGCGCCCCTGCTTGGTGTACGCCCGATGCAGGACGCGGGTGCCGAACATGGGGTTGACTTTGAAGATGGCCACGACCGTGGCGTCGGTGTTCCGAAATAGATGCGCCGCCGCGTCTTCGACCCGGTCTTCGGCAATGGTCGGCAGCTTCTTTTGTTCTTTGTACGCGCCAAGCAGGAACGCCTGGTTTTGCCAGACGAAGTAGCCGACGAAGGTGAAGACGGCCATCAGCAGGATGGCGAACAGTTTGAACGGCGAATCGACGTACCCGAGAACTCTGTCTAGGATCGTGATCTTCTCGTCGCTCACGACAGCGCCTGCTTTAAGATGAAGATGATGATGACGCCGATGGTGACGATGCAGATCGCCCCACCGATGATCTGCGCCATGAGTATCCGCTGGGCCGATACCTTCTTGCGCTCGGCCGCCGCGATACGCTCGGCTTTTTCACGGGCCTGCTTGATCTTCATGCGCTCCTTGAGCATCATCTCCCAAAGTTCTGGGTAGCCGCCGTAGACGAGCTGATGTTTGAGCGCCTCTTCGGACTCGCGCAGGGCGTTGGCTTGCATGACGATTTCCATCGCGCGTCCGGTGTCTGACTGGCCCTTCTTGCCGGCGTCGTTGGCGGCTTTCTGGACTACGTCGCGGGCGTCGAAGAATTTGCCGAACTCACCGACGAGGCCGTTGATGTCCTTGCCAAGTTTGATGGCCTTTTGGATACCTGCCACAGCAGCTTGCGCGGCGGCAAATGCTGTGATCGGGTCCAAGATTTACTTCCAATGGCTGGTCACCCAAGA